TTTCCTTAACCTCTTTTCGGAACTTAGTGGCCTTCACCGCTGTAGCTTCACGAAGCATTGGTAGATCGATTTTGACACCGTCGTTTCCGATTAGATCATCATTCTCTTCCTCCTCCTCTTCTTCCTCTTCTTCTTCGTCGGCTTTAGCTGCTTCTTTAGCTGCTTCTTTAGCTGCTTCTTTAGCTGCTTCCGCCTTCTTGGCTGCACGCTTCTTCTTCCTTGCCTCTTTGGCATCAACTTCCTTTGCCGGAGCCTTTTCAGTCTCTTCCTTTTCAGTGGGAGCAGCTGCTTTGGTTTTCACTTCCCCATTTGATAGGGCTTCCATAAATTGGTTCAGTGCAGCTTTTTGAACTGGGTCCTGAACGTCTACGCTCAATGATACTTGCATAATCTTCATACTTATTTATTTGTTTTTACTGATTACTATTTTTAAACTCTTATTCTATTTATGTGGATCACCTCATCTACGTCCGCTAAGTACTCCGATAGGCTCTCAGTTCTCACACTTACTATTTTCACAGCAAGCGGGGAGTTCAACTCGTATACCTTCGTGAAGCCTGTGTTTGGGTAGTAGATAGCTGTGTAGTCTCCTCTTGTGAACTTTAGCGTTTCCTCTAGCGTTTCCATCTTCCATAACAAGGAGTCTTCATATAAGCTGTCTATAGACAGTCCTGTAAACATAGAAAGTCTGTATATCTGCTTCTCTTTCAAGGATACGTTTCTTTGAAGTAGCCTTGCCAATGCCTGCGAAGGGTGAGAGTTTGTAGGGAAGAGAACCTGCGCCAAGGTGGATTTGTCTAGGTCTAGTTCCTGTATTAATTTCTTTAGATCTATTCTCATGGTTTTACATTTCTCTGTATGCGGATACGATTTGATTATAAGAAAACTCCTGCAGTTTCTTTCTGCACGTTGCCAGGGGTTTGGACTCCATTCCCTCAATATCAAGCTGCTTGAGTATTCCTCTCATGTCTGCTTTATTCATCTGGTCTAGTAACTTCCTTTTCATTTGTTCAGTTTCAGATAGTTGTGCAATAGTAGGGTCAAGCTGTCTCCTAAGAACTCATGACACTTCGCAGGGTGGCTGGCGTGCAGCTCTATGATTCCTTGAAGGAACTCTTCTGTAGTACCTGCTTTGATGGCTCCTCTAGCGAACGCAGATACCATAGTAAGACTACTGTCTGCCATCTGTTGTGCTAACTGCTCTGAAGTTAGATCATCCTTGTATGGGAGTTCTAGTGCCTCCAGAACTCTTTCAGCTATGCCGTCTCCCAACATTCTGCGAGTAGTTATAGGGGCGTCTTTAATTAGGTAGTCCTTCAGGAGTTGAAGTAGCTCCAGTTCTGTACCCTTTTCTAATGCTTCCGCCGCTGTGTCTGCCAGTACTCCTATGTCCGCTTTAGATAGCTTTTCTACCAACTTGGTGTGCTTCTGTGATTTCTCCATTGCTATTGTAGTATTATTAAGTAACTCATTGCTTGACCGTTCCCTGAGCAGCCCTCTAGGAAGTCTCCGTTCTTGGTAACTCTCACGGACCACTGACCATAATTCTGCGGGTCCTGCTGAAAGGCTTGTGTCATTGCCATGCCTAGTGTGTCGCCCGGACAGCCTACAAAAGAACTGGACTGCGCTACGTTGTTAAGAAACACGTTAAACAGAGTAGGGGTGTTGTCCATAGTCATGTTAACAGTATAGTCTGAGCAAGGCGGAGCGCTCTGTATTGTTTCCGCTTCTTGAGGTATTGGAGTTATCTCTTCTTTTTGACAAGAGACTAATAATGCGAGTGCAACCATAAGGGCTGCGAATCTAATCTGATTTTTCACTGTTACTTTGTTTTAAATTTATGTTACAAATATAGTATAATTATTTGAATCAAGTTGATCTGATTCAAAATTGCTTAATCGATCAGCCTATGCCAATCCGCTATCCTGTCTAACATTCTAAGTTCGGGTGACAGAGAGTCGTTAAGATGTAGTCTATCATTTATGCGCTTTGCCAATAGATGTGCAACCTCATAGGCAGGCGTCCAGTCGTTCCAGAGTTCTGGCCGCAACCGTTTGACAGTAACCCAAGCTGCTGAGTAGTTCTGCACGTTAAAGCCTCTGCGCTTGCACTCCCCGTAGATCTGTACGTATCTGGAATGTAAGTACTTCTGTTTGTTGTAAAAGAACCTGACGTGGCCTTTACCTAAGCTGAACTCTTGCGGTACGTCCTTAAGGTTTGCTTTGCCGGACGCCACTGTATTGGGTATCCTTTTTATCTCCCTATGTTCTGCTAGGAGATGCTTATTGCATAACAGTTTAGCGGGTATTTCTGCGTTGATTCTAGTCATGATCTTTTGTGATGAGGTTTTGTGAAATGCTTTGGTACATAGTACTTTTTATCGTACAGTCCGTAGTTAGGGTTTCTAACTATGCCTTCTTGCAGCTTGATGATTCTCTTACGTGTGTCTTTAACAAGCTCATACTTCAGCACGGACAAAGGTACCCAGAAAACGGACAGACCGCCAGAGTAAGTGTATAGCCTTACCCTATAGGCCTTATCTGTTGTTTGCTCTATGTTGCCTTCCGTAAAAGATCCGTGGGTCCTTACTAGCCTGGTGGCTTCTTGAGGTGTTATCTCTTTCATGATTAATATTTTGTTTCGTTTATAATGTAGGCAAGTGCTAATATAAGAATCGATATAAAAAATTAGTCGTAGTGCTTAAACCCGATTCTTCGTGCATTTTTATCTATTGATTCAATCTTTTTTTCGTAATAGGTAACTTTTTTCTTGTGAAACTTTGCTTTCTTTTTCAATTCTTCTTTTGTTAATTTCTTGCTCATTTATCTTATTTATTAAATTTAGGGCACTGTTTCGATTATTGTTTCAATTGTTTAGCTGCACCACTAGATGAAGAGGTTCCCTGTACAGGGATGTGAAGGGAGTGCTTCTTTCCGTGAAATACTCCAGATCCGTAGGCGCTTTGGTCCCCTGCTCTAGTTGTAGACTTTACAGTCCTACAGTTTACGTTAGACTCTATGTAGTCGTTTATCTTGGAAAGATGATTAGAGACTAATATAGGATAGTTGTCTTTCCCTGTATGCTTTACGTGTTTCGCTGTCATTTTAACTATCTTGGAAGACAGACCTGAACACGCACCTAAAAGGAAAGACCTTATGTAGGTATTTTTACTTCCTTTGCTGTTGAGCTTCGCTTGCTGCTTTGACAACTGTCTAAACGTTTGGCGAGTAGTTTCAAAGAAGTACTTGACTAACTGAACATCTTGAGGCTGACCGTAGAAGGTTATATAGTTGTGTGCGGCTGTACCTCCTGTTCTTTTGCTCCATCTAGATATTACATACTTGCAGCAATTAGGTTCGCTGATTGCTCGGGCTAGAGCGGACTCCCATTTACCTTCTGATTTTTTGCTGTAGCAATAGACTTGACCCTCTTCCATTGTAAACTCAGAGTCTTCTTGCTGTAGCTCCATTTCGCTTATGCGGTTTTGAAGCATTAATTCTTGGGCTTTAACAAATAAGGACTCTGCTTCTGAGGGGCTGTCCGTTGAACCTGCTTTGGCTAATAATTTTTTGATCTTCTGTATAATCTTATTGTCTTTCATTTTATACTATTTTTAAGAGATGCATACTGTTTTCTAGTCTTTCTAGTTTTGTATGTATATTGATGAGTAAGTCATAATCGTGTTGAAGGTCGGATCTTCGAATGCTGTAAGTGTCGCCGCATTTGTTAATTTGCTTTTGCACTTTGCTCATTTTCTTTTTCAGTTGTAAAGTTGTCATTTTATATTGTTTTATTGTTATTGCAAATATAGGCATTATCTTTGAATCTTGCAGCATCTAATCAAAGAATCCTGAGGAATCGTCATGATCTAGACAAAGATCGAAACAATCGAAACAAAGATTTAGGGCATTGTTTCGATTATTGTTTAGATGTCAAGCCGCTGAAAACGCTAGACAACTCATAAGATCGAAACAAGTAAACAATAAAATACTATAGAACTACTTTAAGTATAGTACTATAGCATATAAATAGAGATATAAGTACTGTAAAAAGACAATACGAGTGTTAAGGCATTTTGTTGTTTCTTTGTTTCGACCACTGTTAGAATTGTCTGTGGGACAGCAGGGACAGGTCTTTTAGCTCGAAACAATAATCGAAACAAAGTCGAAACAAAGAAACAAAGAAAGTCAATCTGATTTTTTAGGCGCACAAAATATTATATTTGAGCCATGGAATTAGAAAGAATGTATGAAGAGGCCACTAGGAGACACGGACAAAAAGGGAAGGACGTTGTCCATGATCTGTATGTAAAATTTGCAGGGAACACACCTCCTGACGCTTATACTAGAACCTGCATACATAACTCTAAACCTGATCCTATTGCAGCGTTGGTTGACGTGTCTGGAAAGCTAGAGGATGGTGAGCCTTTTGATGAGCAGCTATACGTTGGGATCTGTAGGATATTGAGCGACCTTAGGGTAGAATATGAAATAGAGGTAGACACTTTTCTAGCCTGCAGGGTTAACGGAGATCTGAAGACTTTTTCCAGAGAGTATGGCGTGTCAAGAACAGTACTGGAAAAAATATGTAATTTTGTAAAGAATAAAATACTAACAGAATATGAGTTTAATAGAAAATCTAATTAGTCTACAGAGCTATCGTTTCGCTCTGCTTGTTACCTTTGTAGTGTTTGTCCTTGTGTATAGAGTAGGACTGAACAGATGGCTATGCCTACAGTATCCTAAACTAAAGAAGTTGAAGTTCTTTTACTGCTCAACGTGTTTTGGGTTCTGGGTCTGCGTGGCTCTATCTTTTAATATAGTAACTTCGGCCTCGGCCTTTTTAATTTTCAACATATATGAAAACAATCAAAAAAATCGATAAGAAAATCGATAAGCTAAAGAAGAAATTGGACATTGGCGCCAAGGACTGGACCCCTGCTGAAAAGGGAACTATTGAAGAATGCTACTTTGAGATCACAAAAGTCTCTGTAGGTTTTGGAAGAACAGTTGATCTAGGCTGCGACAGCTGCGTGGACTCCGCTGTCAGTATCATCAAAAATTACATTAAGATGTCTGCAGAAACTGAAGAGGAGTCTACAGATGAATGGAAAGAAACAGTCGCAACCATAAAGGCTAAAGCCAAAGAGTTGGGGCTTGCTATCCCTAAAGCTGCTACGACCAAAGCAGATAAGTTAGAAGCTGTTGAGAACTTCATTACTTCGCAGTCTACAGAGGACGAAGAAGACCTCCTAGGACCTGAAGGCGATGAGCAAACAGAAGCCCAATTGATAGCTATCATTAAAGCCAAGACAGGCGAAGCAATCGAACCCGGAGAACACACGCTGGAAGAGTTAAAAGCGTTTGCGGAATCAGAAGATTCAGATGAAGAGGAATAAAGTAGGGAGACCTAAAATGATATCTAGCCCAGAGGAATTCTGGGCTAGATTCCTTGACTATGAATTAGAAGTCAAGCTGAACCCCATTCTAGTTCACGACTTTGTAGGTAAAGATGGCACCTCCGCACACAGAGAAAAAGAGCGTCCCTTGACGATTGAAGGATTTGAGAACTTCCTTGATACTGAGTTCGATATAGTAGGTGGGATACAGCAATATCTCGAGAACAGAGAGGGAAGATATGCAGAATTTGTATCCATCGTCGCGCGAGTGCGTAGAAAAATAAGGCAAGATCAGATCGAAGGAGGTATGGCGGGGATCTTCCACCCGAACTTGACCGCAAGAATACAGGGGATATCTGACAAGATAACAGATGATGGAGTTAAGAGCATCAAGTTATTGAACATAGATCCGTTGTAACATGATAGAAGTTACTACAGCTCTTAGGAAGATCAGCTCTATGAAGAAGCGCATAAGAGCCATTAGGGGGGGACAGGGGGCTGGTAAGACGATCTCTATACTTATTCTAATAGTCAACTCCTGCTCTAGTAACAAAGACCGCGAATGGATCATAGCATCCGAGGAGCTTACCAAGATGAAGGACTCCGTGATAAAGGATTTCTTGACCACTATAAGATCCTACGGGATCTTCCAAGAACAACGCTGGAACAAATCAGATTTCATCTACACTTTTGCAAACGGGTCCACTATAAAGTTCCGTCCGCTGGACAAAGAGGACGCAGGTAAAGGAGTAAGGTGCTATGGCTTCTACTGCAACGAGGTAAACAAAGTCAAGTTTGAAGCCTACAATCAATTTGCTTCTAGGGCAAAAGTGGTCATAGCTGACTGGAACCCTGACGCACCTTTCTTCATGGACGATGAGGTCATACCTAGACAGGACTGCGAGTTCTTACAGCTTACATTCTCAGACAATGAAAAGTTAGACCAGACAGAGAAGGATGAGATACTAGGCTACCTGAATAGGGGATATCACAAGCCAGATCTTCCTGAGGGATATGACCTAGGATGCAGATACCATGAAGACAACGTAAAGTCTGAATACTGGGCCAACAAATGGCAGGTCTACGGACTAGGAAACGTCGGTTCGCTCAGAGGAGCAGTATTCACAAACTGGGAAATAATAGAAGACGTTCCTGAAGAAGCAAGACTCAGAGCAGGAGGATTAGACTTTGGCTTCACAAACGATCCTACTGCAATAATATCCAGATACCAGTGGAATGGTTGTCCTGTATATGACGAAGAGTGCTACCAAACAGGTATGCTTAACAGCGACATAGCTAGGAAGATCAAGGCTTCTATCCTTGCAACCTCATCAACTTATTGCGATAGTGCTGAGCCTAAGTCAGTAGCAGAACTAAGGAAGCACAGAATAAAGGCGATAGGCGTAGACAAAGGAGCAGACTCACTAAAGTTTGGAATAGATCTACTACAGCAGTACCCTAGAATGTACGTCACGAGAAGGAGTGTTAATTTAATTAGTAATTTTAGAAACTATATATGGGAGGTAGATCGTAATGGGAAGTCTACCAACAAGCCTGTTGACAAGCATAATCACGGCATCGATGCAATTCGCTATGAGGAAATAGGGAAAGGAAAATTCAATGGAAAATATGTTATAAGATGATAGAAGTAAAAATGCCTGGAAAGGGAAAGGATTTGAGAATAAAGCACTTTGAAAGCATGGGCCACGTTCCTGAACTAGGACTAAGAACAGACAGGGAAAAGATAACTTTCTTGGCTGCTTTTACAGGACTGAACTACAGTCAAGTTCTGCAGTACACGCCAATACAGATCCGGAAGATGAGCTCGCTAGCCTTGAGCGCCATAGCCAAGATGGATCTAACTTCTAAGCTACCTGACACAATAACGTTACAAGGCCAAGAGTTCTACAGAGTGGACCCAGACAAAGCGGGGATAGGCTGGCATATAGATTACTCGAACTGCGATATAAAGAAGGATCCTGTCAGGCTGGCCTGTATGTTCTACATTCCTGTAGGGTACAACTACTCAGACGTTGACGAGAACGGGAACATACTTTACCCCATATCCTCTAGGCACGCTATGTTCGCAGAAGAGTTCCCGCTGGAGCTATTTATGCGCTCAGCCACTTTTTTTTTGGAGAGATCACTAAAATCAACGAGGAGGTCAATGGTCCTAAAGACAGCAGAAAGGAGGTTAAGACAAAGAGTAAGTTTGGTGGCGAAGGTGTTAAACCCTTTCAATGGGAAGCGAGTATCGAAGGAGTCATGAACACCTTCAACCTATCATGGAACGAAGCACTGAAGTTGAACTATAGAACGTTCTCGCACAGATGTAAATACATAAAGCATAAGCATCAAGAGGAATTGAAAGCGGCAAAGAAACACAAATAGGGATATGACAGACGTTAAGAAAATAGTTGACAGCATGAACTTAGGTGTATCTAGGAAGACGCTAGAGGGCTCAAAGGACTCGCCAATGCACACTTTAATGATAGGCATACACCAAGACATATTAGAGCAGCTAGGCAAGTCCGTAGAGAAGTATGGAGCAAGCGCATCAAATAGACTGAAACAATCCATGATCACGGTGGACAAATCTGCTGATGACAAAATAGATATATCCGTATCTATGAATTTCTATTGGAAATATGTTAACTTTGGCGTGAACGGAACAAAGATAAATAGGGGAGCCCCTACATGGGGACCAGCGCCTGGCGGAACTATGTCCTTTAAGGAAGCTATAAAGGGATGGATAAGAGATAAAGGCATGGTAGCAAGACCCGGACAAACATACGACCAAATGGCATACGCGATAATGAATTCCGTAAAAGAGAAAGGGATGAAAGCCCGACCTTTCTATACTGATGTAGTGAACAGGGATCTGAAGAAGTTTCTCACTAAAAGCATCAGTGAAGTGTTTGGCGAAGCATTAAGAATAGAAATAAAAGACCCATGGCAGTAACGTACCTTCAACAGCCTGGTGCAGGCAGTTTTCAGTCCTCTGACAATCCTCTGGTATATGTATTTCAGAGCGACCAGTATGCCCAGGCAAATTTTAGCTTTGTAGTATCGGTCGAATTTATGGGAGGTATAATCGAAGAACATCTGATATTCCCTGAGCGTGCAGGGGGAATAGGCCAGTTCGACGCCAGCCGCTCAGTTAAGCCTCTAGTGAAAGCGGTGGCTCGGCGCACAGCTGCTCTGCTTAACGGGGACAATCTACCCACTTTAAATCTGAGAATATCGGAGAGGTACGGGGACCCCGAAACAAACCACGGCCTTTACATCAGTGAAATTTGCAAGCTGGTAAAAGCCTGCGCCGACAAAGAGACCTTCGAGCCTGGCTGGCTGGCGGCTCTATATCCCTCTTCGACTTCCTGGCTTACCAACGCGCCAGGAACGACCACATACCTAAAAAGGGGGGAGTCTTTCTGGTGCTCCATACTAAACACGGATAGCGGGACGGCTGTAGAGGTTTTGTACTTTAACGCGCAGGGCGTGTTGATAGGTTCTACGAACTCCCCGCAGGAGGGCGCGTTCGACCGCGTTACAGCTTACGTGGATAAGGCTACAATGGAGGCAGGCATAGCCCCAAACACTCTGGAGGACCTATACGAGGTTGCAGTTATTATGAATCAGTCGCAAAGGTATACGGTCAAGCTGCTACAGGAAGACTGCGGAGACCCCACCCAGCTTAGTTGGAAAAACAACGTAGGGGGCCTGGACCAGTTCGTCTTCACTCACAATCGAGAGCGGCAGCTAGTTACCAGAACGCAGGCATATAATAAGCAGTTCGGCAATTGGGTAGGATCACCTAGCGCAGGGAACTACTTTGAGCATGACCCAATAAATAGCGGGCCGACGCCATACCTAAAAACTACCGAGCCCTCTGGCTCCATACACTCTGGATGGATCTCGGAAGTCTACCAGCATTGGTTGGCGGAACTCATACAGAGTGTAGACGTCATAGCGGTAGTAGGAACAGCTCAGGAAAGGATACCTGTAACCAACACTAAGACCACGCTGGACAATAGCAGATTCAGCGATCCTATGAACTTTGAAGTGAAGTACACAAAAGAAAGCTACAAATCCATAAACACTTAGAAAATGGACAGATTGGTAACAAAGTCAGGCATCAACATAGACCTAGAGAAAGGGGTGCCTATACCTCTGACGCTATCAATAGCCGACTTTAAGCAGCCTGAGAAACGGCAGCGGAACTTCTCTAAAGAGATTACGCTGCCAGGTACTGCTCAGAATATGGCTTTTTTCTCCTCGGCTTTTAACCTTACCAGGGTGGGGTCCTCTTACGATTTCAACGGCAGCGCTAAAGTAGAATGTACCTATTTCAAAAATAATACGCCTATACTTAACAACGCTGTTCTGAAGCTTAACAAAGCTATAATACTAGATGGAGAAGTAGAATTTAAAGTCGGGCTTTTTTCTGACTTCGTAGACATATTTCTAATACTCAGTAATATAAGCGTGCGAGACCTGGACTGGAGCGACTATGGCCACACGCTAAATAACGCCAACATAATAAACAGCTGGAGTGGGACTCCAGGGACAGGGTACTACTACCCCCTAATAGAGAGACAGGAGCGGGCTAGCTTGTCCAGCTGGCGTAATACAGAGATGGTCCCCTATGTACACTTTGTGGACGTGTTCGACCGCTGTATGAAAATCGTAGGGCAAAATTACGAGAGTAAATGGCTATTAGACTCAAGGGTAAAGAACATATTATTTGGCTTCGGGGGCGGTACATACGTCGACGCCGCTATCTCTCCCGCAGAACAAAACAACAGGGCCGCTTTAACTACAGATGGCTATCTTAGCAGCGACTTTTCGACGCAGGCAGAGTCCAGCCCCGTGTCAGTAGAGGGCCCCGCATACTTCCCAGGTATACCTTTCGAGGGTAACATAGTCCTGACCGAGGACCAGGATATATATAACCAGCTAGACGGTATATCTTTCACAGCTGCGAAGTCTGGGGCTATGCGCCTCAAAATAGCGGGGCAAATTAGAATGAGGTACCAGGGGCCCGAGGTTGTCTGGGCCAGCGGGGGGAATAGACTGCTATACTACACCTGTAACGGCGTGCAGTTCCCGCTACTGAACCTGGAGCAAACGGCAGCGGACCAGGTTTTCACGCTGAGCATATCGCAGGACCTAGACGTACAGCAGGGTGACTTCATACAGCTGCACCTAGGGTCTACTTATGTCAATTTTACTTACCCGCAGGAAGGGGACACCTCTATAGACTTCGACCTGGTTACTACCGCGCTGCTAGACATAGATTTCACAAGTACACAAAATGCCATAACTGAGGGTTCAAGCGTGGAAGTCAGGCGTTTTATGCCAGACATGAAATGCAGCGAGTTTATACTGGGCGCTATTCGCCTGGCAAACTTAATGATATCAGACCCCGACATATACGGAACGGTCAGTATTGAACCTATGAGGGACTTCTATCAAGGAACAGACAAGTTCACAGACATATCGGAGGAAGTCGACCACGACAAAGAAATAGAGATAAGGCCCTCAGCTAACGAGTACGCAAAGCGTCTCAGCTTCAAATTTAAAGAGGCTACAGAAACGGACTTTAAAAAATACGAGGACAAGTGGGGGACACCCTACGGAGACTTGGAATTCGATCAGGCGTCTTTCTTTGCAAAAGGGGAACAGAAAATAGAACTCCCTTTCGCAACCATATTGCCCTATCAGATATATGATCTAGTGATAGTCCCAAGGTTCACAGACATAGACGAGTCGGGGGAGGTAAAGCCTACAAAAGGCGCCCCAAGGATCATGTTCAGGAATGGTCTTAAGACAGGAAGTTGGCAGTTGGTAGGGGATTCAGCTACAGACAACTTAACGACCTACCCTTCTGTCCACCACTTCAACGACTGGGAGGACCCCACGCTAGATTTAAACTTCCAGCTCGTCAGCGAACTCTACCATCTTGCCTTCTATGTGACTACAAACAACAGTTATAGAGAATACTATAGAAGATTCATAGAGGAGATAGTTAGCACAGACGGGAAGTATGTACAGCTATACAGGAAGATGACAGATTCACAGATAAAGAATTTAGATTGGTCAAAGTTACTGATGTGGAACGGGTCGCTTTTCAGGTTCAACAAGGTGGTAGACTTCGACTCTGAGATCACAGAAGTAACAAAAATAGAAATGATAAAAGTGTTAAAAGCGAAGAAGGGGGCAACTGGGGGGACCGTTAGCGCTGTCAATTTTTTAGGCTCGGCGTCCGTGTCCTCCCCAGAGGGAGGAGGACTAGGAACGGATGTGATTTCTGCGGCAGATAGTAATACTCTGCAATACTCAAAAATAATACAAGGATAGAATATGGCAACTCAAGAAGAATTAGTATTTAGGACCCGCGTAGAAACAGACAACTCAGCAAAGGAAGCTGACAAGCTGACGGAATCCTTAAAGGACGTAGACAAAGCTGCAAAGAAAGCAGGCGACAAAGGATCTGCTTCTTTGGATAAACTCAACAAGACAGTGAAGGAGGGCAACTTCACCATGGGCGAAGCTGCTACCATAATTGAGGAGTATGCCACAATCGCGCTCAGGGCAGGTAAAGAGTCACCCGTAGGTAGAGAAGCCATACAAATGGCCGGACAACTTACACACGTTATGACTGATCTCCAAACAGACATAGCCAACGCCAGCCTGGAGGGTGAAAACCTAAAGGCGTCTCTAGAGTTGGCAGGTACAGTCACCGCCGGATATGGTGCATTGAAAGGGGTTATGGCTCTAACAGGGCAAGAGACAGAAGCATTGTCTGAGACCTTCGTAAAGCTGCAAGCCATTCAGTCTGTTCTAGCAGGGATAGAGCAAGCCCGAGCAGCTCTGGAGAAGGAGAGTTTATTAATGACCAAGGCCAAAGTAGTATGGACAAAGGTTGCTACAGCGGCAGAGTATATATATGCCGCAGCCATAGGGACGACTACAGGAGCCATGAAGCTGCTAAGAATCGCCATGCTTGCTATTCCTATTATTGCGATAATAGCAGGCATAATGGCGCTCATATCCGCTCTAGCGTGGTTCTTCTCTTCTGCTGAAAAAGCGGAGGAGATGAACAATAAAGTCAACGAGTCTTTCGAAAAGCAAAACAAACTACTAGAGAAAAATGACAGAGCCTTTAAAAGGAATGCAGACAACAAGAGAAAACTCATGGAATCTGAATTGGCAACTTCCAAGGAGCTTCACGAATTCGACAAGCAGAGAATACTAGACGAAGAAAAAAACAGAAAGAAGAGTGTAGCACTACTGAAAGAGGTTATACCTCAAAAGAGAGAAGCCTATAAGCAAGCCCTAGAAGAAGAGAACTACGAACTGGCAACAACCATAAGAGAAGAGATAGAAGGCATGAGGGACAAATATACAACTCTCATAGAAATGAACGGTCAGTATGCTACAGACATAAAAATACTAGAGAACAAAAGAAGGAACGAATTGGCAAAACAGCGGGAGGCAGACAAGAAGGAAGAAGAAAGGGTACAGAAGGATAAACTAGCAGAGCAAAGAGACTATGCTGAAAGGCAGAGAAAACATAGAGACCAGCAAGCAAAAGAAAAGCTGGAGGAGCAACAGCTCTTAGAGGACATACTTGCAAAGAATATAAAGGACTCTGATGACAGACAGTTAACAGAAATGGACCTCAAGCACAGCAGAGAACTAGAGGAGCTGAAAAACAAATATGGAGAGGAACATGAAATAGTTAAGCAGGCAACTATCGCACAGCAAACAGCCCGCCTGAAATTGATAGAGGAGTTCGAGGAAAGGGATCAAGAGATACAGGATATAAAAGACGCAAAGGAGGATGAAAAGATAAAAGCGGAAGCGGAAAAGCAGAGAAGGAATGCGTCTGCTGAACTAGAGGGCAAGCTGATAATGATGAGAGAGGACTTCGAAGCCACTCAGGAACTGAAGGCTGAACTCGCTGCGCTTGAACTAGAGCAGGAACTTGAGAAGGAAAACCTAACAGAGGGAGAGAAATTTAAGATACGACAAGAATATGCGCAGAAGATAGACACTATAAACCAAGAGAACGCAGACAGAGAAGAGCAACGTCAGCAGGACCTAGCGGATGCCACTGATGTCATATTGACGATGAGCCTTAGCGCAGCCACAGATCTGTCTGATGCTTTCTTTAGCTATAAGTTAGACAGGGCGGAAGAAGGATCAGCGGAAGAAATAAGGCTAGAGAAAAAGAAATTCGAAGTCAATAAGAAGATCCAAATCGCTCAGGCCATAATGCAGGGAATACAAGCTGTCCAAGCTGCTTACTCTTCTGGTTCTGCCATCCCCATAGTTGGTGCAGTTACCGGGCCTGCGTTTGCTGCTCTTGCAGGGATAACTTCTGCGCTGAACGTTGCTAAGATATCAGGCACAAGTTTTGATGGAGGATCAAGGGGCGGAGGTGCAGCCACCGGATCCGCCACCCCTTCTGTAAGCGTGCCAGGTATTGAGGGTCAAACTCCAGAGGAGGTAACAACCTCAACACAAGGTTTGACGGAATCTGGCGGACCTAAGAGCTCGAATGGTATTAAAGTCACGCTCCTGCAAAGTGAACCAGAGGAGTCTATATCTGAAAGCCAGAAAGTGAGCGTGGTTTCAAGCGTTGGATAGGTTAAGGAGACTTAACGAAATTTCCGTTCTTCATGTTACCCTTCCTTTTCCTGACCACTTCAAATGCTTTAGCTACGTCCTGCTCTATCTCCGAGCCATTG